GCCTATGAGCGAGTAGAAGATGGCGAGCGTCAGTTTGTGCGGGTTCAGTCTCATCGACTGCTTAACCAGAAGCGGAGAATAGTGTACTCTTGATATAGAAATCAATAGATTTATATGTGCGTAGACACTATATTGAAGTGAGGAAAGAAAGATGTCCGCTACGAACCAGACGCAGACGGCCCAGATGGAAGAGACTCGAACTGCCCGCGCCGAAGAGGAGCACATGACGTACTTCATCATCGGTGCGAACGACCACGTGATTGAGGGCGACAGCGGGAACCGCCACGTCCTCGATGTCGACGGCTCGGAGGCTGAGTCGTGCTCCTGCCCGGACCACCAGCAGAGGAACGTCCGGTGCAAGCACATGGCCGCCTACGAGGAGTGGCTGGTCGACGAGGTCAAGATGTCGTCGGGCACCGAAGTCGAACTGTAGACCTGTAGATTTTTATTTCTTGGTCGTAAACTCATAGTTGAGTGGTGACCGAGGACTACACAGACGGCTACAGGTTCGAGTGTACTGGGTGCCATAGCCATTGGGAGCTACACCCTGACAAGCTCGTCGAACGTCTCGAGATAACGTACCTGTTCAAGTCCGAGGCTGTGTACCGAGTCGCAGTCTGTACGTCCTGTGGCTCCCTCGTGTCTCCATATCTCGAGGAGGTAGACGAGAGTGACCTGTAACATCAACTTCACTGTGGACGACGACACCGCTGAGGACATCATCGCCTCAATCGAGGACGCCATCGAGGATGCCGATGAGTCCTGGGAGTTCAGCGGTGAGTTCCAAATGGCCGACGCACTGGATATCAAACGACAGCTGGAGGCTCAACTGGACCAATGAGAGTAGACGTCATCAAGTCAACGGACGACCCAGAGAAGGTCGCCTGTACGGCCGCGAGAAACGATTACGAGAAACGGTACGTCGGCGAGGAAGAGTTCGCTACTGTTATGGACGAGATTGGCAGAAATGAGATGCCGCCAGAGGTAGCGGACGCTCACGACGAACATCCTGTTCCACTACAAGAGCGGATGTGGACGCTCGTCAAGCACCTCATGGAGCACGGACACTACGGCCCGTTCGAACACCCTCACATCACGTTCGCGGTCAAAGGTGTGAGCCGCTCGCTGATGGCACAGCTCACTCGTCATCGGCACGCAACCTTCGATATCCAGTCTATGAGGTACGTGGGCTTCGAGGACGTCGAGCCTGAGGTGGGCGAGGCGGTCGTCTCAATCCCGGAGCTGGACGACCCAGGCCTGGCAGGACGCAACGCGGAGATGGCTGACCACTACAAGGAGTACGATGACGACGACCTTCTCGAGGCACGACAGCGCCAGTATGAAGCGGCGATAAAGCAGTCCTTCAAGTCTTATCAGAACCTGCTGGAAATGGGCGCGGCTCCTGAGAACGCTCGGATGGTCCTTCCCATCGGTACCAAGGTCAACATCACCTTCACTGTGAACGCGCGCACGCTAATGCACATCGCTGATATGAGAGCGGCCGCAGACGCACAGTGGGAAATCCGCGAGATGACTGAGAGTGTGCTGGACCTCGCAGAGGAGTGGATGCCATTCGCGTTCCACTACTACAACGAAAACCTCAAGAACCGCAAAAACAGGCTGGCACCATAATGATACTTGAATGGCTGGTAGGAGTCTCGCTCGGTGTGGTCATCGTCTCCGCTCTGGCGTCCTACCTCATCTGGCGCCATGAGCGTCAGTCTGAGAGGGCCGCTCCTCGCAAGCTGGCGCTGATGGTGATGTCGGTCATCGTCGCTGGCTGGACCATCTCAACCGCGCTCATTCTGCTGGTTGCCTACGCAGTGACGCTCCTGCTGTAGGCTGTTGTCGCTCCATGGATTGGAATATGGATTTCAATAGATTTATATGTAAGGCGGCACTATGTTGTATTGGAGAGAAAGAAGATGTCCGAAGAAGCCAAGCGAACGATTGCACAGGAGCTCAACCAGGCCGAAGGCCCCGTCGACTTCGACGAGCTGAAGGAGACCCTCGAGGACGAGTTCGACGTGAAGTGGAACACCGCGCAGAACTACATCTACAAGTACGCGCAGTACGAGGACCGCGGCAACGGGCGAGTCGTGTTCGATATGCAGGACGAGCATACGGACGCGCTCCGGCAGGAAGCCGACACGCCTGACCCGGACCAGCTCGAAGCTGAAGACATCCGTGAGCTGGAGGAGCCGGTTCCGGCGAAGACCGGTGACCAGTTCTACCACCTTGACGAGCGCCAGCCTGGTCACCCGCTGGTGCCCACGGTCCGGTCGTACGTGAAGCGGCCGATGGGTGGACCTGACGTCGGCGTCGATGTGGACGAGAACAAGACCGCTATCGAAATCTTGACGAAGGCGATGTCGTCGGACGACTACGGTTCGCTCCTCATCGGTGAGCCGGGCACCGGGAAGGGCCACATGGTCCGGAAGGCGTGTGCCGAGGCGCGGCATCCGATGGTGCGGGTGAACTTCGGTAGCCGGATTACCAAAGAGAAGTTGGTCGGTGGCTACGTCCCCCGGTCGAACGGTGACGGCCTCGATGAGCAGATGGAGAAGGCGCAGGAGATGGCAGACGAGATGGACGACCTGTCCGTCGGGGAAGCCCTCGAGACGTTGAACGTGCGCGAGAAGTTTGTGTGGAAGGACGGCCTGCTCACCAAGGCGGCTCGGTTCGGGTGGGTCTTCCTGGCCGACGAGCTGAACGCGGCGCCGCCGGAGACCCTGATGCCACTCCACGGGCTCCTCGAGGACGCCAGCAACCGCTCCCTCGAGCTGACCGAGAAGGGCGAAGTGGTTGACGTCCACGAGGACTTTACCTTCGTGGGCACGATGAACCCGCCCCACCATCCGGGCACCAAGCAGATGAACGACGCGCTGATGGGCCGCCTGATTCCGATAGAGGTTCCATACCTCGAGGATGACGCGGAGGCAGGACTCATCCAGAGCCGGACCAACGTGACGAGCCAGCAGGCAGACACGCTGGTCGACATGGCGCAGGACCTCCGGTCGAGCTACCCGCGAGAGATTTCGACTCCGTGCACTCCTCGAGAGCTGTTGAAGATTGCCGAGATGGCGGATATGATGGACCTCCAGTCCGCCACGCGGATGGTCCTCCTGAGTATGGCCGACTCGGAGACCGAGAAGGACGCCGTCGAGAAGAGAATCGACATGGCCTTTTGATGAGGCCGGGGCTGGTGACCCCGGCTTGGGTGAGCTATTCGGCTGACCCACTTTGACCCCTCAGCTGGAATGGGTTTCTTCCCGCCTTGACCCTTACCCTAACGCCCGGAGAAACCCAATCCACGCGGTTTGAGGGTAACACGCTGTCTAATTCTGCTGTAGAGCGGCCCTACAAGGCGACTATTGATGGCTGAGACGGTGTTTCGTAACTGAAGCGGCTCGAGGACGCCGCTGAAGCGTGTTCTTGGGTAGATGTCCGTCATTTCGACGGCACTTGGTATTGAAATCAATAGATTTATATTCGGGTAGACACTATGTTGAAACGAGGAGAGAAAGAATGTCACGACTCCGCAACCGCGTTAGTCAGAGGCTGAGTGAGAAGCAGACCACGTCCGAGGACAGGCGCCAGTACCTCCAGAAGATGGCGCGGCTGATGTGCCGGGACTTCAACCCGACGGTCCAGTTCACGAACATCAGTACTGCCCAGTGTCGCCACGACAGCGGTGACATCGCGATTGACGTCGGCGCAGAGGTGACCGACCAGACTGTGACCGACCTGCCCCAAAAGGTGTGGACGCTGGTCGCGCAGGAAGGACTCATCACGCACGAGATTGGGCACGTGCTGTACACCGACTTCGAGGCTCACGAGTCCATCAAGGACGACCTGGGGATGAAGGAGATGAACGCTTTCCACGACATCGTCTTCAACCCAGCCGAGGACGCGGCCATCGAGGAACAGCTCCGGTGGAAGTTCAGTTGCGCTGACGAGATGGACCTGTATAACGCCAACCTGTTTGAGAGCCAGAAGCACGGCGCGGAACGGCTCCCGATTCCGCAGGCGGTGAAGATTGCAATCCTCGAGAAGGGTTGCTACGACGCGGGTGCGCTCGAAGCCCATCTGAACGGTGACCGCGAACTGGTGGCGCCCGCGCACCGCTCTCTGTTCGATAACAAGATTGTTCCGGAGGTGAACTCCCTCCTCGCGGACGTGATGACCGAGCCTGACCCGGAGACCCGCTACGAGCGGATGCTTGAGTTCTGGAAGTGGCTCAAGGACATCCTCGAGGACGAGGCCGGGCAGAATGCGACCGACGAGGCGAAGCGTGGCCAGGACGAAGGCTACTCCGAGGTCAAGCCAGATGACACGTCCGGGATGACCGAGGGCCAGGCCGCTGACGCTCTCGAGGAGCTGGACGAGGATGAGGTCGAAGAGCAACTCGAAGAAGTCGCGGTCCCGCCGGAGATGGTTGACGAGTTCGAAGAGCTGGAGATGGACGAGGACGACGAGGCCGAAGGCGATGGTGACGATGACGCCGATGAGGCCGAAGACGCAGATGACGGAGACAGCGAGCAGACGCTCGGAGACCTGTTCGGTGACGATGAGGATGCCAGCCCCTCGGACGATGAGCAGGACGCTGAGTCCGGCAGAGAGCCGGCGGAGAGCGAACCTGAGCAGGACGAGGGTGACCGCGACGAGACTGACACGGACGGCGACGGTGGTGGCGGTGGTGGCGGAGAAGGTCAGAACGGCTACCCCGGCCACGAGGGACACACGCTGGTGGTGAAGGACTGATGGCGACGTGGGTCGAGCTCCTTGTGCTGTTGGCGCTCGCCGCGACCGTCGAGATAGTGGGTGCCGCGTTCAAGCGAGGCTCCGCGTTGTGGTGGGTAAAGGCTATCATCAACAGCCTCCTGATGTTGCTTTTCTGGATTCTCGTGACTGGTAAGCTGATATAGGAATCAATAGATTTATATCCCTATAGAAACTATACGTAATTGGAGGAAGAAAGACATGGCAAAACTGGTTTGCGAGGACTGCGGCGAGGTCCTCGAGGAAGACCTGACCGAAGAAGAGGCTGAGGAGGCTCGTGACGAGCTGGGCGCCGACGACCACCGTCACGACCAGGACGAACAGGACAGCGACACGTCCGTTGACGAGAGTCCGGAAGACACGCAGGACTCCGGCTCCGGTCTCGACGAGCGGCAAGACCCGACGGAGATTGAGGACCAAGTTGAGGACGAGTTCGACGACAAGCTGGACGAAATCGAGGACGACGACAAGATTGAGGAGACCGCGGACGACGTCAGCGACTACGAAGACGCCGCGGACGCGGAGGACATGAACCTCCAGGTGAAGGTCGGAGAGCAGACCGACGACCCTGGTGCCCGTTGGCAGGAGGCACAGCAGTCCGGTCAGCGGCTGGCTGACATCTTCCGCGACCAGCTCCGTCAGAAGCAGAAGAACAAGGTCCACCGCGAGCGCCGTTCCGGACGCTTCGACAGCCGCCGGATGGTCGAGGCTGACCGAGGCTCCGCAAAGGTCTTCAAGCGGGAGGATGAAGGCCGGGACGTCAAGTACGAAACGTACTTCGTCCTTGACCGCTCGTACTCGATGAGGGGAAGCGACGTGGTCGCGGCAGAGAACGCGGTCGCGACGCTGATGGTCGCACTTGAGGAGGCTGGCGTGAAGACTGAACTCCTCGACTTCTACGACGACACCCCGCGCGTCATCAAGACTCGGTCGCAGGACGTTCTCGAGGAGAACTCAAACATCATGCGTGGTCGGTATGCGGCTGAGGGCGGCACGCCGCTGGGCGCGGTAATGCAAGTCCTCCAGGGACGCTTGGAAGGCACGTACGGCGAGCCGTTCGTCATCGTCGTGACCGACGGCGCACCCAACAGCCAGTCCGCCTACATAGACGCGCTCGAACAGATGGACGCTCCGGTGCTTGGTGTGACCGTTGGCCGTGGAGGACTCGACCAGCAGACGAGAGACCGCCTGTTCAACTTCCACGTCCAGGTGCCCAACAAAAACGACATCAAGGACAAGATGTACGACCTGGCGAGCAACGTGATGTTGTAGAGGCTACCCCAATGAGCACGATGAACGAATCAGATGGAAGCCCCTTAGCGGGCGATGACGAGCCGCACAAGTACAGCACAGGCTCCAACCTCGGTGACGATGACGAGCAGGACGAGGAGCCTGAAGAGACTGACGAGCAGGCGCAGGACAACAGTACCGATGACGCGGACCTCATCGACGACGTCATCCAGGAGTTCGTGACCGACTCGCTGTGGGCCGGCACGCTCAGGCCAGATGATGTCCACCAAAACGAGGCCGTCGAGGACAACCCAGAGGAGTGGGTCGAGACAGCCGACTACCGCGACGATATGCTGTACATGGAGGAAGAGACCTCCACCGGAGAGGTCATCGAGTTCATGCGCCGGTGTATCGAGAACCCGGTGACTGTGGACGGCAAGGTGGTCTGGAACTTCTCGACTCACGAGATAGACCCGGAGGCCATCGCCGCGCTTCGTCGCAAAGAGCAGGACAGGTTCGTCATTCCGTACCAGGTGACTGGTGCCTGGGGCTTCATGTTCACGCTTCTCCCTGAGGAGATTCGGGACGCGGAAATCCTCATCTACGACCCGGCTGATGAGGAGTACATGGCGTACCGCTCACTCCACAGGACGACGGCAGAAGATAGGATGGAGCAGATACGGTATGACCTGTCACGGCGAATGGTGGCAGAGTCCGGAGACGTCCTAGGACTGATAGACTGATGTTCGCAACAATCGCATACTTCGTGGCCGTGACGAATGGTGCGCAAGTCAGCCAGTGGTCGCTCGTGGCTACCGTCGTGGTAGACCTTGCGCTGTTCAAGGCACTCACCGACTGGGCCGAGGCGAGAGCAATGGCGAAATCCGCGTTCATCCCAGTCGACACTCGTGAGCTGGAGGAAGGTGAGGACGCTTGGACAGCAGACGAGCTGGAAGAGAAGTACGGCGGTGACCAATGAGCCTCTTCGGACTGGCACTCTCGGCTCACCTCATCGCTGACTTTCCGCTCCAGCCTGACTGGATGGCGCGAGGGAAGACAGAGTCCTACGCCGTATTAGCCGCGCACGTAACGGTCCACACAGTTGTTCTCAGCGTGTTCTTGTACGGGCTTACACCATTGCCCCTCGATACGCTCGGAACTGTTGTGGCCGCTGTCTCCGCTGTACACGCGCTGATAGATACACGGCGTTGGGTCAGTCCAAACGAAGAGTGGGTCCAGCCGATGTTGTGGGTATGGCTGAACGACCAGATAATGCACATCTCGTCAATCGCAATCATCCTGAGTGTGATACTATGAACCTCAAAGACGCAGACATCCACTGTCCACGGTGCGGCCGAGTCGTAACGCTTGGAGAAATCGACTTCGAGGGAGACTTCATCAACTGTCCAGACTGTGCTAACGAACAGCTGGTCAGCGAGCAGGACGTCAGAGAAGTCCTCTCCATTATCGAGAACGAAGCGACCAACCATGGAGGTGACTACTCCTCAGGAATGAGGCTCGCTCGTCACCTCGCTGAGGTCGAGCTTCTCGAGGAGGTCAAGTCCGATGACCCTCGTGAGTAAGATATGGGAGTGGCTGTCCAAGTTCGGCGAGCCGCCGGACGAGGCCTGTCCTGTGTGTGGGAGCGAGGAACACAACGCGCGCACGCTCACGTCATCAGGTTATGGATACCTCGGAGTGACCTACATCGTGTGTCCTGAGACGGGCGAGACCCTTCGCTCTGACAGTCAATAGATATGGAAACCAATAGATATAAGTATCTATAGGCACTATGTTGATATGGGTAGAAAGAAGATGTCCGACAAGACCCAGACGCAGAACGAAGGTACCGCGCAGAAGACCATCGAAGGCTCCACCCACGTTGGTGGGCAGGAGATTCAGGCCGTCACCACTGAGGACGACCGCGACATCCTCGGGTGGATTGTTCCGTTCACCATCGGGAACGACTTCGTGGTTCCCCGCGACTGGCTCGAACAGCGGGCGCGTGAGCTCAACCTGAGCCCGAACGTCCTGCCGAGCCCGACGAGCGAGAAGCGGGCGTTCACGCGAGCAGGTGGCCGCGTTGACGGTCGGCAGGTGGCCGAAATCGAGAAGAAGGAGAACGTCGACCTCCACCTTGAGAAGGTGCGCTACAAGCGCATCTACCACCTCGAGGTCCACGACCGTCGTGAGGAGGGCGAGTTCGACGGCGAGGTCATCGGAGTCCTGAAGTTCGAAGACGACGAACTCGACGTCCGTCCGAAGGTCACTCCGGAACACGAGATGTGGGACGCCTGGAACGCCTACGTGGGCGCCTTCAAGGACGAGTTCGACCTGATGGCCAACTCGAACCTCGGAGAGGACATCCGCCATATGATTACCAACCTGTTCCAGAGTCGGAGCTGGTCGGTGAAGTTCCGGGCGGGCGGAGGCGTGTACTTCGCGCCGCCGGCCATCGAGGGCGTCGTGAAGGCCATCGACCAGCTCATCACCGACATCGACCGGGAGCACAAGAAGGCTGGGTTCCCGTGCGAGCTGGACACCATCGAGGTGGCGGCGACGAGCGAGAAGAAGTCCATGGTCGAGGAGAAGGTGGCTCGCAACCTCGAAGAGCAGGTGGCGGACATCATCGAGGACGCCTTCGACGAGATAGCGGACGACGACACGCTGGTCGATGACGTGGTCGATGACGTGGAGAACGAGCTGGATGACGTGGACGACTTCACGAGCCAGTACAACGCCCTGCTCGACGCAGAGATGACGGTGCGTGAGCACCTCGAGGAGTGGCAGGCACAGGCGACCGGTGAGGCGCAGGAGCTGGTGGACGAACTCCTCGACGTCCCCGAGGACGATGACGACGAGGACGACGATGACCAGGCCAGCCTGGACGAGGTTGCTGAGGAGGTCGAGGAGGACGACGACGATGAGAACGAGCCCGGTATCCAGACGGGCGCGACCGAGGAACGGGTCATCTGAGGCGAGACCCTCCACCCGTCGCCACAGACCTCAAGTGGCCTTGATGAGCCGGGTAGGGTCCGGCGAAACGGAGGAAAGAAATGAACGAGAAACTCAAAGTCGGCCCGGGTGTCATCGGTGACCTCCTGCTTGGGGAGGTACCGTTTTGGCAGGCGGGCGTCTGTAAGGTAGAGGACAACGAAGATGAAATCGTCGTGCGAGGAGAGAACGACCACCCGGTCGGTACCGTCGAGCTTGACGAGTGGACGGAGAGCCCGCTCGATGGAGAAGATGTCCTCGACTTGGAGGTACTGGCCGAGGAAGTGAACGACATCATCGACCAGGAGCACGACGAGTTGTAGGCCCCACCCCAACCTACTTTGTGAGCTTCCCTCGTAGGTGTATGTGAGATGGCTTCGATGAACGAGCTCTCTCCACGGCAACGTGATATGGTCGCCGCTCGCCAACGTATCAAGTACAAGTACGCGCGTCCATATCTTGAGTGGACAGATGGCCCGTGCGAGAAGGAACTCCGGGAGAGGCTCAATACTATCATCGCCAACGAGATGAGCGACGAAGAGCGAGAGCTGTTGGAAAAAGACCTCCATCTGGAGATGCAACGCATCCGAGACTACCACGACGCTGTTGAGCTACCTGAACACTGAGTATAGATTTCAATGGATTTATACTACAGGAGAAACTATGTTGAGACGGAATGGAGCTTTGGAAGAAAGCGGCCTTAGGGCTCGTCGGCGTCATCGTACTGGCGCTTATCGTGTACGGGTTCCTGGGCCTCGGTTCAGCTCGCGCAGAGTCTCAGTACACTGGTGTCGTCGTGGACGTCGTCGAGGACAAAGGCATCGTCTTCAGGCCCAGTTGGGTCAACATGAAGACCAACGCCCGCTCCAGCGACATCCAAGAGTACTGCATCCATCCCCAACGCTCGGAGGGACTAACTGACCGGCTGTACTCGGCGTCAGAACAGGGGGTGAGAGTGACAGTCACCTACGAACGTCCGCTGTGGGTCAGCCCGGCTCAGTGTGAACCTGGGCAGCCAATTCTCACAGGAGTGACGCCGGTCAATAAGTCAGTGACGCTGAACGCCACAGGATAGTCAGTAAATTTATATTTCGATAGGCACAGACTACAAACGCGAACAGGGCACGTGGGTTAGTGGCCTATACTTCGGCCCTTGGGTGGCCGTGACGGAGGTTCGAATCCTCCCGTGCCCACTCGGGTTCCGGCGTGCGATTGGCGTAAGCGCGTCGGCGGTGCTCCCCGAACCGACCGCAGGCCCGCCCCGCCAAGTCAGAGGCACGCTCCGACCTCCCCACCGTGAGGGCGTCACCCCACCCTCACGCCCCTATCCTTCTCGCCGAGGATTAATGACGCCAGCCGACTAAGTATGATGTGAGGATGAGCTTCCACAACAGAATCCTCGACGTCCTCCAGCCTGTGCTGGAATGGGCGTTCATGAATCCGCAGTATAGTGCTCCGGTTGCTGTTCTGCTCGCCAGCTACATCTTGTACGGTGTACTGGGCAAGAAGTACCTCGGAGCTGATGATGACTACTGGGAGACAATCCGCGCTCGTCTCATACCACTCATCAGTACCATCGCCAAGCGGTCGGGAGGGTATGTGTACACAGTCGCCAACGACGACGAGTACGCTGGCTTCGTCAAGATGGAGCCGGATGAGTTCGAGCGTCGCCTTGAAGACGCTGAGTACCTGCGTCAGGTTGTTGCCAGCCTCCACCAGAATGAAGGTCAGGTTGAGGACGGCTCGTGGGCGAAGATGTATGGCCCGCTGTACCCTGTTGAGAGAATCGGCGCGTTCCTGTCCAGAGGCAAGTACCTCCGCGTGCCCGTACTCGGTCCGTCTCTTCGTCGCTTTACCAAGGCACTCAACACAATACTCGCCGCCAAACAGCGACACGTGTTTTTCTACGTGGAGGAGACCGACAACGGAACTCGCATCCACGTGTACGGGCACGACGAGTGGAATCCAATCAATCCGTTCACGGCGTTCCTCCACTACACCGGAGGAGGTGCGTTCACCCCCAGTCCTGCCCGAGTGAGGCGGGACTTAGAGGACGTCGATGTGGAGTTGATAGAGTCCTCGCCACCCGACCTTTCTGAGGACTGATGGTGCCGAGGCATTATTTTCGGTGCCGCCTTACTTGTATATGAGATGGGCCTGACCTCCGGCGGCAGACCTACCGTTCTTGACCTTACGGCTTTGGTTCTATTCACACTCCTCGGGTATGGGTGGATTGGGATGATAGGAGCTGTAATTTTTGGTGGGTCTCTCCTTTCTCTGTTCGTAGTCCTCGAGTGGTATATCCTAAGACCGGCCGAACAACTGGAAGAGTTCGAGAAAAGAATCACAGACCTCGAAGACGAGAAGGACGAAGGAGGATAGCATGCCAACCTGCCAGAACTGTGGCGAACACGTCATGGAGCGGTATGTCGCAGTTTTCTGCCCGCCGGAACGAGACGACCCGAAGGTGTGTCCTCACTGTGAGAACCTGAAACGGATGGGGAGCGACATCCGCGAGAAGGGGAAGTACGAGACCGTCGACCCGGAGGACATTTAGAGATATGGGTCTAAAAGTTTTTACTCGTCCCAACGAAAGGTCATATAGATGAGTGATACGGAACTCCCGGACAAGGCACGACGCGATGGCCCGAAGTTTCGTCGAGTAGAACAACGTCGTCGATTTGCGCTCGCCAAGTTCTACGGGATGGGCGGAGACGGAGAGTGGTCGATGGAGGAGATAGCCGACGAACTCCGTGTAGACGAGACGACTGTACGGGACTACATTTACGACACGGAGATGGGTGACCAAGTCCGTGAGATGTTCCCTGCCGCTGAGGAGCGGATGAAGATGGACATACTCGTGGAGAAGAAGAGCCGCCTGGACCAGCTCCGCGAGATGTTCGAGGAGAAGATGGAGGAGAAAGACATCTCGGTCACCAGCTTCAGACTGGAGAGCCTCCGTCCCGAGGCCAACTTCGAGAACCTCGAAGGCCTGCGTGCGCCTGAGGGTGAAGACTCGCCGGACAACACCATCCGGCTGGACGCGCCTGTCCCCGACCGCTTTGACGAGCGGAGTGTGTTGGACGAGGAGGCTCGCGCTCTCCTGCGAGAGATTCGGAAGCACGAAAACGACATCCGCGATATGCTCTCGCTGGACGAGCCCGACGAGGTCCACACGGAGCACCACGGCGACGCGGTCATCGAGCAGAAAGTGTACGACTTCGGCGGGGCTGATTCAGACCTGCCCGAGACAGAGGTCATCGACGTAGAGTCCCAAGAAGTGGACGAAGATGCCGTTGACCCAGACCAATGAGCACCTCATCCTCAGATGAACCTGTTCGGAAGGAACCTTTCGAGCCTACGCCGACGCAGAAAGCGTTCATCGAGTGTACTGACAAACAAGTCCTTCTGAGCGGGTCGTTCGGCGCGGGGAAGTCCCGAATTGGATGTGAGAAGGGCTACATCATGAACCTGAAGTATCCGGGGAACCGCGGACTCATCGTCCGCAACACATTCACGGACGTCCGCGCGTCAACTGTGGAGCAGACGCTCCTCGAGGAGGTGATTCCAGAGTCTCACATCTACGAACACAACAAGACGAAGCACATCATCAAGCACAGAACCGGGCACAGAGGTCCAGACGGTGAGCCAGTCCTCTCAGAGATTCAGTACCACGGGCTTGACTCGTCCGGTGACGGACTACCGACGAAGATTGGTGGACAGCAGTACGGCTGGATTTTCGTGGACGAGGGTATCGAGATAACCAAAGGCGCGTGGGTCCAGCTCCTCGGACGTCTTCGGTTCAACGGCCGCACCAAGAATGGACGTCGGTACAAGGTTCCCTTCAGGCAGATTTATACCGCGACGAACCCAGCATCCAAGACCCACTGGATGTACGACTGGTTCTTCAACCAGGAGAAAGGGACGTACTTCATGATGACGGCCAACGAGCTGTCCGAACACGTTGACGCCATCCCCGATGACTACGTCGAGACGATGGCCGAGTCCTATACCGGCATGTACTACGACCGGTACGTGGAAGGCAAGTGGGTTGCGTCCGAAGGTATGGTGTACAACGAGTACGACTCCACCATCCACCATCAGCCGCCTGAAGACCTTCCGTGGAGAGGCTGGTCAGTTGACAGGCGGGTAGACCACGGTGAGCACACGAGCATTCACGTGGAGCCGCCTGAGTCGTGGCGAGTGTACCGCTCCATCGACTTTGGGTACAGAAACCCGTTTGTCTGCCAGTGGTGGGCCTTCGACCCAGACTCACAGGTCCACATCCTGTTCAAAGAAGTGTACCGGACGGAGAAGCTCATCGAGGATATGGCCGAGGAAATCAAAAACCGAACGCCCGGCCTGGTCGAACGGAGCTTCTCAGACCCAGCTCAGGCTGAAGACCGCGCGACGCTGGAACGGCACGGTGTCAACACCGAGGCGGCGAAGAAAGACATCGGAGCCGGCATCCAGGAGGTCAAAGGCAAGCTCAATCCTGAAGGAGACGGGCCGAAGCTGTACTTCATGGAGGGCGCGTTGGCGCACCGCCCTGACGAGGACTTAGAAGAAGATAACCGCCCTCAGTCCACTATCGAGGAGATAACTGAGTACCAGTGGAAAGACGGCAAGGACGAGCCGGAGAAGTCCGACGACCACGGGATGGACGCGATGAGATACTACCTGTATACCGTATCACAGGGTTCAAGTTACAGCAGAGACGAACTTGAACATATGGAAGAGATGTTCAACAACGGAGGCTTTTGATGGTCAAACTCAACCCACTTCCGGCGATGAAGCGACGTGCGGAGAACTTCGTGTACGGAGTTCTCTCGAAATACGGCTACCCACCGTTCGGTAGAACAGGGTACAACCGCGAGCAGACCGAGCCTCCTTACAACCGGGAGGTGAGTCCTCGATGGTTGAAGCACATCTCGGAACAGCACTCCGTCATTAACAACTCCATCGAGGAGAAGGTCCAGCAGACGTTCCGTCGAGGCTTTAGTCCTGTCGAGAAGCGGTACGAGGCTAAGTGTCCAGAGTGTCTCGAGGAGTACGGCTCGCTGGCTCCGTTCAAGCTCGACGAGGACATCAGTGACGATGAGGTGGACCTCAGTAAGCCTCGTCCGTGTCCAGAGTGCGGTGATATGGTTCAGTTCGATACCCCTGACCCCGACAAGCTGGACGAGGTTAGGTCGTTCTTCGAGCGGGCGAATATGAGAGGGAGTTCAGACCTCGTGCCAGACCGTCACAACTCCGTCTCTCAGACCTTCCTTGAGGTGTGCCGAGAGGTAGCCCATGACATCCAAATCTTCGATGACGGCTGGATGATTTTCGAGAGGCGGTACATCTTGGAAGAGGACGGCTCAGTCTTCGACTGGCAACTGGAGGAGGTGTACCGGGCACCGCCCCAGTATATGAGGTACGCCCAAGGCGACGAGGGAAAGATAGGCAACGAATACTGGGTGTGCTTGGAGTGCCGGTCCAAGAACCCAGAGGACTACAGTCCTGAGCGAGACCCGGGCGAGTGTAGTAACTGCGGGAACAGGACATATGAGGTGTTCGCGTACCTCCTGGACGACCTCCACGGAGACCCACAACAGTTCTTCACACGTGGCGAGTTCGCCCACGCCAGCGAGTATCGCCCACGCTTCACATACGGGTACAGTCCGATTCTGAGTGTGTGGCAGGAAGCGCGGACACTCGAACAGATGGATGAGTACTACTACGAGGCGTACGAGAAGCGGCGTGCGCCCCGTGGTGCCATCATCGTACGCTCGTCCAACGCGGAGTCGGTCAGGGCGTGGAACACCGAACAGATGGAAAAGCTGAACGCGGACAAACAGCACATCCCCACGTTCATCGACGACACAGAAGGCTCCGGCGACCCGCTCAAGTGGCAGTCCCTCTTGGAGGAGCCAGCTCAGATGCAACATATGGAGATGCGCGAATACTTCATCGACCGTATCTCCGCGAAGTTCGGCGTGACAGCTGTGTTCCAGAACGCCAGCTCCGACTCCGGCGGAATGAGCCAGTCCCTCGAAATCATCGTCGCCAATCGGAGTATGGAGAGACTCCGCTCTGTCTTCAACGACGTTTTCCTGCCGGCGATGATGGGCCAGCTCAAGGCTGATGGCTGGACGAGAGAAGTCGCTCCGCCAGAAGAAGAAGACGAGCAGAGCGAGGCCCAGCTCCAGGGACGTCACCTCAACAACCTCCAGGTGGCCCAGCAACTTGGCCTCGAAGCAGAGTGGACGCAGGACGACCGCTCTGACATCAAGTCGGGTCCAATCAGCGAGGCGGAGCAGGATGAGAACATGGCCGCAGGCCTCGGTGCTATGATGGGCGGTGAGCCTGGAGAAGACCCGGAACAGGACGCAGGACAGACAACCCCAAGTGGTGGACGTCCAGAAGACGCGAATGACCAAAGCGGAGCTCCGAACCAACCTGAAGACCCAACGACCGAAGACCCGGTCAACCGAGCCGACGATTCCGTGACGAGCGGTGACAGCGGGTATCGGAATCCGACGTTCGGTGATGACCCGGACGCGGCCGACGTGTACGACTATCTCGACCACGTTCAGTCCCAGCTCGACGGCGCAGATAGTGCTGACAAGCGGAGCACGCTTGTCTCTCAGGCTGAAGAGAACTGGGAAAGGGTTAGCTTCGGGCCAGACCTCAAAACGCTTAGACAGCGGGCTACGCGTCCTGACAAGTCCTTCCAAGACGTGCGGACGTACCACGGCGGTGAGTGGAGGGAGGACTACGACCAAAACGCCGCTGTCCGTAAGATGTACGAACTCATGGAGGCAACCCAATGAGCGACCACAAACCTGACATCATCGAACTGGACGCAGAACCGGCGAACAAGCAAGGCATCACAGATGTGAGCTCCTTCGCGGCACTCTCCGCCCAGACACCGGAGCCATCCCGTGAGCGAGTAGAAGGCGAAGCGTTCGAGGTCGCTGACCCTGAGAACCTTCCCCAAGACGCCAAGTCACGCCGGCGGCTCGTCCTGGCGAGTGATGAAGATGAGGTGTTCCTGAGCGTATGGGTTGCGGACAATGATGAGTCCCGCTACGAGGGACTGTCGCAGAAAGAAGGACTTGACGAGCGCCATGGGATGCTGTTCGACTGGGGCGAGATTGGGATGAACTCCCTCGTGATGAGAGAGATGAGCTTCCCGATAGATATGATATTCCTGGACGATATGGGCTACGTCCGGGACATCTATCGGGACGTGGCTCCTGACGACGACCAGCCCAGAGCCAGTGTAGCCCGGTACGCGCTCGAAGTCCCGGCAGGGTTCGCTGAGAAGTACGGTATCGACGAGTCGTGGCAGGGCTTCATCGAGGAGACCGCTGACGTGCATAAGGAGAACGTGGAGGTAGTGAACGTTGGAGCTGAGGTGGACAAAGACAACGAAGTGTACTGGAGTAACGTCGGCGGAGACCCGTTCCAAGACTACGATGTGCTGGGAGAGTTCTGCGAAGCTCTCGAGGACGAAGGCGCAACAGTCCTGTTAGGCGATGAGCCGTGGGATGAGGCTACTGGACACCATGACCGCCCAGTGCGCGCGTTCGGTATCACGCTCGAGGACGCTGAGGAGGTCTGGGAGGAGTATGAGGACGACGCACTCGCTATCGGCGGCCCTTCGTCCAAGCAAGAGCAGGACTTCGCGGTCGAGGACATCGTCTTCGTCGATAACGTCCATGAGGCTCCGGACGGTGTGACTGTCCACGCGACGCCCGGCGACGAGACCAAACTGTACTATGTCTGGGACGATGACGTGGTCGAGCGAATCGGAAAGTACTGGCCACGAACGGTCTCCAAAGACGAGATTCCAGATAAGTACCTCGACGGTACGGGTCTGAGCGAGGACGACTTCGTTCCCAACCAGAACGTCCAGAACGTTACAGAGGACGCCGTCGACTTCATCGACGAACACGGACTCCCTAACCCTGACAACCAGGAAGAAGGGAGAGCACGAGTCAATCAGCTGTACGACCACGCTGTCAACGGAGAGCCGCTTGCGTTCGACTACTGGCTCGAAATCTACAACTTCCATCAGAGACACCGCGCCCAGGGCAACCACGAGTGCGACGAGTCCTCACTCCCGGCCGAAGCGGAGGATATCAACCAGAACGAGTACGACCCGTGTATGTTTGACCCGGGCTACTTCTCGGACAAGACCTGGGGCGGAGACGCGGGCTACGAGCAGGCAGAGCGTATTGTGGAGGCCATCGAGGACACCGAAGGAGTCTCAAAGCTGGACATCGCCGACCATATCAGGGTGTGGGTCCAGGAGCCAGACTCCGCTCCAGATGACGCGACGCTCTTCGAGGGAGATGGCCCTGAGGGCTGTACCCACTACTACTTGGACACTCTGAAATCGATGGTCAATAAGGCCGTCGGCGATGACGAGTGGTCTGCCCAAGCCGATGTGTTCCGCGTCCTACCTCCTGAGGACGGAGATATGGACTTCGAGGACGACATCATCGGCGTCGGGATTGACTTCCCAAATGACGCCGTGTACGTAGACTGGCACAATGAGGCGTTCCCCGACGAACTGGAAGAGTCCCACGTCTCAATCTACGGTTCCGTCGAGGACTTGGAGCAGGCTACTGGTAATGTAGTGGAAAGAAACTTCCCTTCTGAGTGCCGTGAGTGCGGAGAGAACGTGAGGATGGAAGGCTCGTTCCGGTGTCCTGAGTGCCATCCTGACGTCGAGCCTGAAGATGACTACACGCTCGTCCAAAATGACAGTTCATCCACCATCGGTGTACAAGACGAAACGGTTGCCAAGGAAGGCTTTCAGTACCCGAACGCCGGAGGCCCCGACGCGGCAGAGGAAGTCCAAGAGGCTGTCCAGCGTTTTCGCGAGGAAGTACCCGAAAGCACCAAGCGTAATACACCTCTCCTCTACTGGCTCCTAGGCACCGGCACGCCGGAGTACAAGATGAGTAAGGCGGACGCTGACTACAAGGAGGAGCCTGAGGGAGAGATGGTCTGTGCGAACTGCCAGTTCTGGTATGTAGGCTCCGATGGTGAAGGTGTCTGCTCGAAGGTTCGCGGCGAGGTGTTTGAGAGTCACTGGTGCCGATTATGGCGCCCAGACGACGTGGAGGATGTGCTTGAGGACTACAAGACCAAGGCCAAGTCCGTCGATTGGGACGTGCTGTTCGATGAGCTGGAGAGGGCTCACAAAGAGCAGATATGGCCTGATGACCTCTCCAAGGCTCCGACGATGTGGCAGTCGTCGTCCGATGTGCCGGACTTCGTGAGCCGTTGGGTGGATGACGTCATAGAGATGACGGACGCGATGTGGCAGGGAGAGTTCGAGGACGTCCCGCTCACTGAGGAGAACCGCATCCATCAGACCGTCCAGGAGTCACTCACTCAACCGCAGGGCTGGTCCACCCAATCCATCGCCAACAACCTCCAAGAGGAGTTCGACTTCTTGAGTCAGGACAGAGCAGAGACCATCGCTCGTCAAGAGGTGGCCGCTGTGCTGAACAAGGCGCGTGAGGTTGCGTACCGCGCTCGTCCCGACGCTGACCAGATGGTGTTCGACTGGGTTGGGCCGGATGATATGGACACCACTGACCTGTGTACGGACGTGAAGGAGGAGATAGAGTCCTTCGGCGGAGCCGTACCTCTCGACCAGCTCAAAGGCATCCTCCGTCGGCACGCTGAGCAGTACGAGTATGGCACGGAGAACAGAGTCGAGGAGTATCTCCCTCACTTCCAATGCCGACACACGCTGATGAGCCGCGACCTTGACGAGCTGGAGTAGGACGAAGAACTATTTTCTGCCCACTACAATATTCATATGGGCAGAGTCAGATG